GTCTGAAACCTCACAACCTAAAGCTACTACTATTGCTAACGAAGCCCCTGTTGCAGAACAGGAAACTCGTTCAGCGGTCCTAACCGCACCAACTCCTACTCCTGTTATGGAAGAACAAACTCCAAACCTGGAGCTGATCCGGTCGGAGGCCAAAAAGGCCGAAAAGGACCGTGTCGCCTCTATCTCAGCCCTGGGATCCCAGCACAGCATGGGTGACCTAGCACGTCAGCTCATTGATGGAGACAACTCCCTTGATGAAGCGCGTGCTGCATTCCTCGAAAAAATCGGAACTTCTCAAGTGGAACAGCCAATTCGCTCCACCGATGTCACATCTAACGACATTGGTCTTTCTCAATCTGAAGTCAAGAACTTCAGTTTCGTTCGCGCTCTAAATTTCCTGGCGAACCAGAACGATGTTTCAGCACGTCGTGAAGCTGAATTTGAGATCGAAGTAGGCGAAGCTGCTGCTAAGCAGTACGAGCGTTCTTCTAACGGCATCGTGGTGCCAAACGAAGTGTTGCGCCGCGACATGAACGTCGGCACAGCTACTGCTGGTGGCAACCTTGTTGATGACGTTCTGCTTTCAGGTTCATTCATTGACCTGCTCCGCAACCGTCTTGCAATTGCTCAGGCTGGTGTAACCACACTGACTGGACTGCAAGGCAACATTTCAATCCCTCGTCAGTCCTCAGCTAGCACCGCCTACTGGGTAGGAGAGAGTGCATCACCTTCTGAATCACAGCCTGCTGTGGATCAGGTCAATATGAGCCCCAAGACAGTTGGTGCTTTTGTTGATTACTCACGTCGTCTGCTTCTTCAGTCAGACATCAGTGTTGAGTCGATGGTCCGCAACGACCTCGCTCGCGTGATCTCACTGGAAATTGATCGCGCTGCCATCTACGGCACTGGATCTTCGAACCAGCCTTTGGGTCTGGCCAATACCACCGGCATTGGTTCACAGACCTTGACTGGCGTTGGTACTTTTGAGCAGCTGATCGGCATGGAAACCGACGTGGCAACAGCTAACGCTGATGCTGGCTCATTGCGCTACATCGTGAACGCAACTACTCGCGGCGGACTCAAGTTTGCCAAGAAAGACGCCGGTAGCGGTGAGTTTGTCTTTGCCGATAACGAAATCAACGGCTATCCCGCCATTGTTTCTAATCAGCTCGCTAGCAACGATGTCTTGTTTGGCGACTTCTCCATGATGATCATGGGTATGTGGTCCGGTCTTGACCTGACAGTAGATCCTTACGCTGGCGCAACTGCTGGAACGGTAAGGATTATTGCCCTGCAAGATCTTGACATCGCAGTCAAACAAGCTGGTGCATTCTGTCTTGCCACCTGATAGCAGGTGATTTGATCAATCGTTTCTGACTTATGAAGATTGAAATTCTAAGACAGGTGATGATCTCCGGGGAGTCCGTTTTGGCGGGCTCCATTATGGAGGTTGAATCCCCTCAAGCTGCAACTTTGATAGGTCTCGGCAAAGCTGTTGAGTTCCAAGCAGAAGCCAAAGCTTCGGTTGGAGAGCCTGTGGCTGAGGAAGCCCCTGCTTGTCCACCCAAAAAGCCAACTACTCGCAAGAGGACTAAGGAATGAGCATCGGTAACACTCGCAGAGCCACGACTCTGCTCACATTCGTCGCAAATGATGTGACCGCAGCAACAAAGACTGGATCGGTAGTCGATCTGGAAGACTATGAAGGAGACGTTGCTCTCGGCCTTGATGCTGAAGCAGGCGGCTCAGGCGTTACCTACGCGGTAAAGGTCACTGAGTGTGACACCAATAACGGCACTTTCACTGACGTTGCTGGCGCCGTATTTACGACCACTGGTGCAAACGCTGCATTGGTTGAGCAACTGGTCTTCAACAGTGACAAGACCCAGCGATTCGTCCAGTGCGTCGTGACAGTTGCAGGTGGAACAGGCACAGGCGCAGTTAGCGTCTTGGGTCTTGCTGCTCCTAAGTACGGCTAATTTGTTTCATAACCCCCGTTGATTCGGGGGTCTTTTTTTATGGCACTTGAATTTACCGAAGCCTTAGACGCTTTCTTTGATACGCCTGGTTTTACGGTCCCAGTCGTGCAAGGCTCAACAACAAGTGTTGGCTACCTTGAATCGCCTAATGAAATCATTGCTGATGGGATTGTGCTGACCACTGATTATGCAGTGGTAGTCAAGACTTCTGATTTTTCGTCCGTCTCAAGAGGAGACGCAATGACTGTCGACAGTGTTGCTTACACGGTGCGCGAGCAAATGCTGCTTGATGATGGCAAGATTATGCGTGTGATGCTTATGAAGGATTGATTCGATGACAACAAAGCGCGAAAACATTCTTGCTGCCATAAAGACGGCCCTGACAGGAACTACTGGCGTCGGCACCAGGATCTACAGAAGTCGCGTCGAGCCGTTGAGCAGGAATGAATCTCCTGCCATCATCATTGAGCCTGTTTCAGACACTCCAGTCCAAAACACAAGCCTTCCAACACTGGACTGGACCCTTCGCGTCAGGATCGTGGTCATAGAAAGAGGCAATATCCCAGACCAAGCGGCTGATGACACCATTCAGTCTTTACATAGCAAAATGATGGCGGATCTTACGTTGGGCGGTTACGCGATAGACGTAGAACCGGCTCAGACAAGTTTTCAGCTACTTGAAGCTGATCAGCCAGCAGGAGTAATTTTCTGTGAATTTGAAATTAGATACCGCACCAAAGTCGCTGATTTAAGTCAATGATCCGTTCGGGCTACGCTGAAACCTAACGACGCTCTCCATTTACCATGGCAGATGAACACAGTGGTCAAGGCGGGAGTTACCTGCTGGATCCCGAAACAGGCGTTCGCACTTTAATCAGGCGCACGCTTCCACCACAACCATCAAAGGAAACAACCGATGGCACTGCTACTACGCAAACGCCTGATTCTGGTAGAGACGGAGTCGACTTACAGTCAAGACCCAACTCCGACCGGAGCCGACGCGATTCTGGTAAGGGATCTAAGCATCACTCCACAGTCGAGTGATGTAGTCAGTCGCGACTTGATCCGTCCTTACATGGGCGCGTCTCAGCAGCTACTGGCAAACACTAAGGTTGAATGCACCTTCAGCGTTGAATTAGCTGGCTCTGGCACTGCTGGAACTGCTCCTCAGTACGGCAAGGCAATTCAAGCTTGCGGGTTGTCTGAGACGATCGCTGCAGGCGCCAGCGTCAAGTATGAGCCTGAATCAAGCGCGTTTAACAGCGTCACCATCCACTACAACATTGATGGCGTTCGCCATAAGGTGACTGGTTGCAGAGGAAACTTGACGCTGAATGCAACTGTGGGCGAGATCCCTTCCTTGGATTTTTCCTTCACTGGCATTTACAACGCTCCAGACGACACTGCTCTGCCAACTCCAACGTATGCCAATCAAGATGATCCTTTGATCTTCAAGAACGGCAATACCAGCAGCTTCCAGCTCTTGTCGTATGCCGGAGCCTTGCAATCATTCAGCATGGATCTTGGTACTTCACTGACTTACCGCGAGCTTGTGGGAGGCACTAAAGAAGTGTTGATTACGGATCGTGCAGTATCTGGTTCTGTTTCTATTGAAGCGGTCCTGATGGCAACCAAGGACTTCTTTGCTGCTGCAGTTGATGACGACGCAGCGTTAGGCAACCTGCAGTTCACTCACGGAGCAACAGCCGGAAACATCGTTCAATTCGTTTCTGCGAAAGTGGACATCGGTGATGTTTCTTATGGCGATCAGGATGGCATTGCGATGCTAGAGATCCCTTACGTTTGTGTCCCTGATTCAGCCGCTAACGCTGAGTTTGACTTGATCTACACCTGATCATCTGCTTGTTAGCACTTGGGGAGTCTTTGCGGGCTCCCTTTTCTTGTGTAAGCTATTTTTGCTTATGCACTTACCCAATGGCTTTTGTACGCAAGAAAGTAAAAACCTTTAAGTGGCCCGTTGAAGTCACGGAGCCTAGTGAAGACCGTGCAGGAGAGTTTGACAAATTCCAATTTACGGCTGTATTCAAGAGAGTAAAGCTTTCTGAACTTGAATCACTGGGAGAAGAGTCAGGGCTGCCGTTGCTCAAAAAAGTCATGATTGGGTGGGAAGGCATTCAAGACGAAGATGGTAAAGAAGTTCCCTTTTCAAGCAAAGAGCTTGAAGCGTTCTCTGATGACGTTGATTGGGTAAAAGCAGTTCTTGGTGCTTACACCAAAACGTATGAGGGGGCGGAGTCGGGAAACTAAGAGAGGCTGCGATTTATTGGGCGTCTGGCGGCAAGGAAGTCGAGGACAAAACCAATGATGATGCAGCCGCTTTTGGGATAAGCCTGCCGAAACCGAAGCCAAAGGAGTCCACGGATTTCGAGGTTTGGGCCGAAAACTGGGAGGCAGTCATCATGTTCCTTCGACTGCAGACGCAGTGGCAGGTTTCGATGAGTGGATATGTCGGTTTGAAATATGAAGTGCTGCTAGGTTCCCAAGGCTTGTTTGACCTCTACAATGTGGAGGATCGTAGAGACATGCTCGAGCGCCTTCAGATAATGGAGGCGGCAGCCCTCAAGGAACTTAGGAAACGCTCTGATGGCAAAGGCAATTGAAACTCTTTCCATCAAGCTTGACTTCAAGGCGGGGTCAGGCTCTCAGCAGATAATTGACAAGATTGGAAGCTCAATAAAAAACCTGAAAGTAATAGCAGGGCAAACTGGTCCTTCTGTTGACAAAGTAAGAAGATCGATAAACGATTTTGCGAAGCAAGGGAATAGAAATATCAGCACAATTGAGGGTCAGGTTACAGCTTTAAGGGCTTTAAGAAGAGAAGCGGATATTAATAGCAAGGAGTTTAAAGAGCTAACTGCTGACATCGGGAGATATGAAAAACAACTAAATAAGGCTCAAGGGAGAAGAGGTGGCGGCGGTGGCGCACGTCAAGCGACACAGGTCGCTGGTGCAGTTATTTCTGGGGGCATCTTTGGAGGCCCTGAGGGTGCTATTGGTGGTGCTATTGGTGCTTTTGGCGGAGTCCAAAGCGCCTTTGCTGGTGCTGCTATTGGCGCACAGGTAGGCGGCCTTAGGAAATCAGTAGCGGCTGCCGCTGATTACGCGGCGGAAATTGGCAAGCTAAAGATTGCTCTTGAAGGCGTTAGCAAAGTTGAGAACGATCAGTTAAGCATCACAGAGAGAGCTGCATTAAGTCAGCAGAATTACAACAGTGCTCTCGAAACTGCAGCAGAAGCAACGCGAGAGCTGAACGTCCCGCAAGATGCAGCGGTTCGCGGCATCACAAGACTTACTGCAGCCGTTACGGGAGCAGGCGGTCCCATAGGTGACGCAGAGACTACGTTTAAGAACGTCACAGCTGCAATTAAAGCGACAGGCGGCAGTACCGAAGACGTAAAGGGCGCCATCACAGCGATGGTTCAGGTGTTCTCCAAGGGTAAGGTTTCAGCTGAGGAGCTTTCTGGGCAGCTCGGCGAGCGCCTTCCAGGAGCCGTGACCATGTTTGCCAAGGCGAACAAGATGACGCTGCCTGAGCTTCAGAAGAACCTGAAGGCTGGCACGGTTGGCCTCAATGAGCTGATGAGGTTTGTTGAAGAGCTAGGAACTACTTTTGAGGGCACTGCAAAGAAAATTGCTGGCTCCAATGAAGAAGCAGGAGCACGACTCTCAGTTGCGATTAGAGAGATGCAAGCAGAGATTGGTACTGCCCTAATTCCGATTGGCGCTCAATTCCAGAATGCGTTTGGGGAGTTTATTCAAACAATTACTCCATTCCTCAAGCAGGCTCTACCGGCGATTGGAAATCTCTTGCTAGGAGTTTCTAAGAATCTAGACACTCTTGCCGTTGCGGCTGCTGCTGCAATAGCAGCATTATCTGTAATTAAAATACTTGCAATAGTGACTGCGATCAAGAGTCTTTCCGTCGCGAAAATTGCTCTTCTCCGAAACGTAGTCCTGCTGAAAAAGGGATTGGCTGCCCTGAATATAGTAGCTCTAGCCAATCCGTATGTATTGCTAGCTGCGGGAGCTGCTGCATTAGCAGCTGCAATTTACGGAGCAGGAAAAGAACAGGCAAGGCTTAACTTGTTGATCAAGGAGGGGTCGTCTGCATCCGTGAAGGCTGAGTTGGATAAATTGAGTCTCGAGAAAGCAGGGCTAGAACCTACCGCTTACTCTGGCAAGACTGTCACCTTGAAAGGTCAAACAAGAGACACCACAGCGGTTGGCGCCGCAAAAGCTCGTATAGCGCAAATCAATAAAACTGAAGCCAGGCTTAAGGGAAGGCTACCCGCCGCCTTAAACGACGAAACTCAAGGCGCTGGCCTGGACATGAGTTCTTTCCAGCCTTTCGACTACGGAACACCTACGACTGAGAGCGGTGGTGGTGGTGGTAAAACTCGCAAGGGTCCAACAGACATCTCGGATCTTCAGTTACAAGCTCGACTAGCAGCAAGAATTGCTGCACGCACCGATGCAACTATTGAGCAAAGAAAAAAAGCTTTAGAACTTGAAAGGGAATCTGCTGTTCTTGCATCAGAAGAGCTGACTGCTAACAATCAACTCAATGCTGTACATAAAGCGGCTGACAATTTCAGAAAAGGAATGCTAAAGATTGAGAAAGATGTTACGGCAGAGCAAGAGAAACAGTTGAAAGCAACTACTGCCTTAAACGACGCCCGCATGCAGCTCCAGGTTCAGCTTGGACTAACCACGAAGCAGGAGCAAGTCAAGGCTGCTCAAGATAGCTTCAAGCAGGAACATCCAGGAGCAACAGATCAAGACCTTGACCTAATCCGCCAAACAATTGACCCCACTTTGTTTGAGCAAGGTACTGCTCAGATTAGAGCAATGAAGGACGAGTTGGCTGAATTACTCAACCCAATCAATCAAGTTACAGGAGCAGCCAACGCGATTGGCACTGCATTCACCGACTCGTTCAAGAGTGTTATTGATGGCAGTGCAACGACTCAGGAAGCACTGGCTGGATTCTTCAAGAATATTGGCAATTATTTCCTTGATATGGCAATGCAGATCATCCAGAAGATGATCACGATGTACATCTTGAATACGTTCGTTGGGTTGCTGCCTGGTGGTGGTGGTGGTCTTGGAAGTGTCAATGCGGGCGCTAAGACTTCTAATTTATTTGGCAACAAAATCGGCGACTTTGGCGGCGGAACTCCTCTATTCGCCAAAGGTGGAGTATTCGCCAAGAACAAAATCGTGCCTTATGCCAAAGGCGGCATCGTCGACAAGCCCACGATGTTTGCCTACGCCAATGGTGGTGCTGGTCGTTTCGGGCTCATGGGTGAAGCTGGTCCTGAGGCGATCATGCCTTTGCAACGCGGCCCTGGTGGCAAGTTAGGTGTTCAAGCTTCTGGCGGTGGTGGTGTCTCAGTTGGCAACATAAACATCACAGTTGAAAACACAGGCGACAAGCTAAATCCTGCAGCGCAAAAGCAGCTAGCTGGTCAGGTCCAAGGTATTGTGTTATCAACGCTGGCTAATGAGCGTCGCAGTGGAGGAATGCTCTGATGACTTACCTGGCCTTTAATGACATCAAGCTTGAGCGGACTACTTCCGTAAAGACGACTTCAAGAGTGCAAAGGGCACAATTTGGGGATGGCTACAGTCAAGTGTTGACTGACGGGCTGAATGCAGACGTTGAAAGGTGGGATTGCACCACCGGGCTTTTGACCAATGAAGAGGCTTATTCAATTGAAAGTTTTTTCCTTTCACAAAAAGGCCAAGCAATTAATTGGATTAGCCCTTTAAACACTAAGACGTTTTCGAGGCCATTCGCCTCTGGCAAGCTGAGGCTTGGCTATACGAATCTAAGCGCATTGACCTTGACTGGTTTCACAAGGCCAACAAATTACACAGCGAATCTGGTCACGGGTGACTTGACCTCTGCCGCTGGTGCATCAGGTATTTCTAATGGAACAGTTGTAGCTATAACGCTAACTCTTGCGGCGAGAAATTATCTTCTTGATGATGGTTGGACTTTGACGCCAGAGACGCCAGCTTATGCCCGAATTAAGTTTGGACTTACGCAGGTCTATGTATGACGCAAGCGCCTCCTAATGCTGAAGCTTTTAAGCCACAGCTGCCGCAGATTATTGATCTGTTTACGCTAGACATCACCCCAATCTTGCCAACTGGCTCGTCAGATCAAGCAATTTATAGGTTTGCAAATTGGTCACAAGTTAATGGCGCTGATGTTGTCTATCAGACGAACACTTACACCGCGTTGCCGCTGGAGTCATCAGGCTTTGAGCTAAACACCAAAGGGCAGCTGGCACGTCCAAGCTTGACGTTTGCAAACGTAGGTCTTGGCATCACTGCGTTGACCAACACGTATGAAGATCTTGTTGGCGCAACCGTTAAACGGATTCGCACGCTTACTACCTATCTTGACGGTGCTGAGGCAGCGGATCCAAACGCTTTCTGGGGACCAGACGAATGGGTCGTTGAGCAAAAAAGCAGCGAAAACAAGCTCGCAGTATCTTTTCAGCTAACGATTCCGTTTGATCTTGAAGGGCGTTCATTGCCTGGGCGCAGGTTATTGCGTGAACAATGCCAGTGGCGATATAAAAGCAACATTGGTTGTCATTATGACGGGAGTGCTTTTTTCAACGCTAATGATCAAAGCGTTACCAGCAGTGGTGATGATGTCTGCGGTAAACGTTTGACCAGTTGTCAACTAAGGTTTGGCAGTACGTCAAGGCTGCCGTTTGGCGGTTTTCCTGGTCTTACGGACGCAATGGGTTAAACGATGCTCTCTCAGTACAGCAATCCAATCACAGTCGAGCAGCAAACAAGCATTCGCACTTATGCAGAAGTCGCTCATCCTGTTGAGGCTTGTGGCTTTGTACTTGCTGATGGAACGGTTGTCGAATGCACCAACACTGCAACACAGCCTGACACGTTCGTTATCAGTGCAGAAGAAACGGCTTTGTATTTAGACGATGCTGTTGCTTCGTGGCATAGCCACGCTGATTACGCAAGCGTGAGCTTTGCGGACATCAACGCAGCTAAAGCGTTGAATCTGCCTTATGTAGTTTTCAATTGTGCCAGCACAGAGTTTTACTACTTTGATCCGCGTCAGTCAGCAGGCTTGGTGGGGCGTCCGTGGATGTATGGCGGTTATGACTGCTATTCAGCTGTGCGTGATTGGTATTCGCAAGAGATGGGCGTCGAGATGGCTGACTATGAGCGTTTGTACGAAGGCGAATGGGCGCAGCGAGGCTTCACGCATTTTGAGGACAACTTCGCGGCTGAAGGTTTTATCAGGATTCCTATGACGGTTGATCTGGAGCGTGGGGATGTGTTGCTGTTTCGGATCAGAAATGATCACACCTGCAATCACGTTGCAGTCCTTGAGGATGCAGAGGCCAACCGGATTTATCAGCACTTGGTTGACCGGGACTCAGCGATAATGGCCTACAGCGGCTATTTCCGCGATAATACGTTCATGGTTCTGAGGCGCAACGGCTAATGGTCACCATTCGGTTACTAGGAGAAGCTGGCCGTCTGTACGGGCGTAGGTTCCAGCTTGCGGTAAAGACACCTGCCGAGGCTGTGAGGGCATTGTGTTTGCAGATCCCTGGTCTTAGGCAGTATCTGTTGCAGTCAGGCGAGAAAGGGATTGATTGGCGCGTTGTGACTGATCACGCGGAAGGGCTGGATGAAGATCAGATGTTGTGGCCGATGAGTAAGAGGCTGGTGCTGGCTCCG